ATCTTTTTTTACCAGCAAATAATGAAAAAACCATACTAAAAACATTAAATAATAAAAAAAAAACACTTTTTTTTGCAAAAATATGCATTTTTTTTACATTGATGTGTATTTTTCAAAATTGCATTGTATTTATAGGTAAAGAATTTCACAAATGTTGTAATTGATATTTATTATAACAATAAACAACGGTAAATAATAATCGAAAAAAGATTAGAACAATAATATGAGTAAGAAAAACAATACGGCACAAAAATCTGCTCTTGAAATTGAACAACTTTCAAAGGCTTTGAGAGAAGGTACTGAAAAAACTTTACGTAATCTTCTCAAAGAAGCAATTGAAGACATCGTTGACAACGATGAGGAATCACAAGATGCAGAACCTATCGAAGATGATAGTTATGAGGTACAAGATGTCGAAACTGACGAAACTCCAAGTGATGCACCTGAAGAAGGTGAACCAGAGACATCTGGCGAAGGCGAGGAAGCATCTTCAGATGACGAAGGTGGAGCCGACGAATGGGGTGATTACGACGAGTTCAAGGTAGGAGATAATGAATATGATTTCACTGGCGTGGATGGAGATTTAGCTCTCAAGATTTATCAAGCACTATCAGATGACGACCAAATCAGTGTTAAGAAAGATGATGAAGGTAACATCAAGGTTAGTGATGGTGAAACTGGCGCAGGAGTAGTGATCGAACTAACACCTGAAGATGGTGGTGCAGAGAATGGCGAAGAAGGTATTTCTGATAAACTTCCTGGTGACGAAGGTGCAGAAGGTGATGCTGATGGCGACATTGACATTCAACTTGAACCAGACGCAGAAGGTGGTGCAGATGATGAAATCGAAATCGACTTAGGTGACGGTTTAGATGATGAACCATCTGATGATGAACTTAACGAAGATTTAGGTTACACTGACAGTTATCAGAAAGATGTTATGCCAGGTTTAAAAATGAACGAACCAGCAGATAAAAAAGCAACTTACAGTATGGATGATGGTGCTCCAGAAGGTAACAAAAAACCTTGGGCTGGTAAGCACACTGAAAAAGACTACAAAGAGACACATACTGATTTAGCAGAAGGTTGTGAAGGTGGTGCTTGCGAAAAAGAACTTGAGGAAGGTGCTATGAGCACATCAAGTCAATCAGTAGCAAAAGAAACACACACTCCAACATCTGAACCACGTGCTAACAACGCACGTCAAGTTGCAAAATTAGTTCACAATGGTGGTAAACAGTTAGACGAGGCAAAAGCATTAAAAATCCTTGAAGCAGCAAAGGCCATTCAAGCAGAAAATAAACAAATTAAAGCCTTAGCAGGTAAGTTAAGAAAAAGTCTTATGGAGGCTGCAACTCTTAACATGAACTATGGTAAAATTGTTACTTTGTTAGTTAACGAAAGTACTACAAAGGCTGAGAAACAATCAATCATTGAACGTTTCAATAAAGTTACCACAGTTAAAGAAGGTGCAATTCTATTTGAATCAATCAAACGTGAATTGAACGAAAGTCACAAGAGTGATGCTGCAAACGTTCTAAACGAACAAATTTCAGCAGAGTCTTCAAGACAAATCAACGAAACTACATTCTATCAAACAAGTGCTAACAACAAGAGTATTTCTTTAATGGAAAGAATGGATAACCTAGGTAGAAACTACTCAAAAGGTGGCTACAAACCAATTAACGAAAATACTAGTAAAGGGCTTGACTTAATGAATAGAATTAGTGGACTCCAAACAAAAAGACAAGTATAAAAAAGAATAATCATTAAATTAAAAAACAATAAACAATTATGCAATCACAATTCTTATTAGAAAATCATTTAGGTGAAGCAGCGCTTCAACAACAAAAACAAGCTCGCGAACTTATTAGAGAACGTTGGAGTAACCTTGGTTTTACTAGAGGTTTAGAGGGTTATATGGAAGATAACATGGCAACTCTTTTCGAAAACGAGGCTCAAATGATGCTTTCAGAATCAACTGACGCACAAAACAGTGGTTCATTCGAAACAGTTGTATTCCCATTAGTACGTCGTGTATTCTCACGTCTATTGGCTAACGACATCGTATCTGTTCAAGCAATGAACATGCCTATTGGTAAATTGTTCTTCATCCTTCCTGTTACTAGCGAAAGACAATGGGATTTCGACGACATCGCACAAGCACTTTCTGCTTTGATGAGCGGACAAACTGTAGCAGGTAAACACGTTGGTTTGATGGGTTACCAAAGAACTAACCGTAACGAATGGGACGAAAACGGTGAAGGTACAAAACAAAACCGTTATTACTTACCAGACGAAGTAGTTAAACCTACTAGCAATGTTGAACCAAAAGTAACAGAGTACTTCAAGAAATCTCTTTACGATATGTTCTATAACGATGGTTTGTTCGACCAATCAAAAGGCCAAATCCATCTAAGAGCAGGTGAATTAGAGGAAATCGACAGAATCGAATTCGACGGTTCAGAAGTTGCACACGTAAGTGGCGCTCCACGTGCATTAGCATTCGATGGTACTGTTCGTAGTATCAAAGTTAAATTATCAGGTTTCAGCCCAGTAAACGCTGGTAGACTTATCGGTCCTGACGGTAACGAAATGGACACTGAGGCTTTCTTGGCATCATTGAAAATTGTTACTAAAACTGAAATCGCAGCAGCTACAGGCGAAACAACAACAACTTCATTCAAGGAGTTAGAACCAGTTCACTTCCGCGTTGTAACACAACAATATGGCCGTGCAATGGTTCAATACGATAGCATCTGCAATGCTAAAGGCGAAATCTTACTTGAAATCGACTTAACAAAACCAACTGTACAAATGGGTAAAACTATTGACGGTTACATTGGTGTTGACGCAGACGCAATCGGTGATGTAAACGAAACATTCTTAGCAGTTTGGGCAGAATACGACAGCCTTGAACTTGAAACTGAAATCGGTGAAGTTTCATTCAAACTTACAGACGTAACAGTTTCTGTTGAGGAAAGAAAACTTCGTGCAACCTGGTCACCAGAATTAGCACAAGACGTTGCTGCATTCCACAACATCGACGCTGAAGCAGAGTTAACTGCTATCCTTTCAGAGCAAATCGCTGCTGAAATCGACCGTGAAATCCTCCGTGACTTGCGTAAAGCATCTCCATGGACAATCAAATGGGATTACAATGGCTGGCGCCGTCAAGCAGGTTTCTCAACAAACTACACTCAGAAAGACTGGAACCAAACTCTTATGACTAAGATTAACCAACTTTCTGCTCAAATCCATAAAGCAACTTTACGTGGTGGTGCAAACTTCATCGTAGTTTCTACTGAAATTTCAGCCGTTCTTAACGACTTAGAGTACTTCCATGTAACAGACGCTAACGCTGAAGCAGTTCAATATTCAATGGGTATTGAAAAAGTTGGTGCTCTTCAAGGACGTTATGAGGTATTCGTAGATCCATACAGTCCAGCACAATCATTGATTATGGGTCACAAGGGTGATAGTTTGTTAGACACTGGTTACATCTACGCTCCATATGTACCAATGCAATTAACTCCAACTATCTATAATCCATTCAACTTCGCACCAGTAAAGGGTATCATCACTCGTTACGCTAAGAAGATGGTTAACAACAGATATTATGGTTCATTGGTAGTTAATGGACTTCAAACTTGGGACATCAACGAACTCCGTTAATCTTCGGATTAGAAGTTTGTTAAATAAAATGATAAAGCATCGAGGTATCGGTGCTTTATTTTTTTGTATATGGGCAACAAAAAAACGCTATTCGGAAATAGCGTTTTAATTTTATGTGAATGTGTTTATTATGAGAATATAACAGGGAATTTATCACCAAATACCCATTGTACTGGTGTAACTGGTCCACCACCCCCGCCTTCACTATCTGACTTCAAGGCTAAAGATGCGGTATTTTGTTTTTTCTTCGTATTAGGATATTGTATTCCAGTATAAATTGTATAAATACCCGGACTATTATGTCTTCCTCTAATTTTTCCCATTTTAATATCTTTCTAATACTCGTCTTATTGTTTTTTTAGCACCAGGTGATTTGTGTACCACATGTGTTACAGGTTTTTGATTTCTTCTTGGTTGTGAACCAGAACTTGTTTTAACACCTTTATTACATGAACATCCCATAATTTTTTCAGGTTATTTAGTCTATATTATTTCTCTTATAATAAATACTTGCTACATTGCAAAAATCAATTAAAAATATCTAGGTTTTTTTGTTGATGCACCGCAGAATAGCCACATATTTGGGTTATTTTTCTTTTCAACTGTTTTATTAGTAAACATAACATCCTGAACACGTAGTTTATTTTCAACTGGAGCGTCTTCACGTTTCTCACGATTTTGTGTTTGTATAATACGACTATTAGCTCTAACCATTGCGTTAAGCATCGCCATATCACGGTTCTTTTGTTCGATTTGTTTACTAACAGAGTGTTGCATTACGAACAATCCCATCGCTAAACATGTAATGGTATCATCGTGACAACCTTCCTTGTGATCCATACCACGTGAACCTTGCACGAATACCCAAGTATCTAATTCGTTACATACACGTGAAGAACGTATCTTGAATTGATTAGTTCTAACAAGATTAGCAAATTCACTTAACATGTTGTAACGAAGTGATGTTGTGTGATAACCTGGTAATCCCTGATCCGTTACCTTTGTTGGGGTAGCATCATTTTGGTTTGTATATTTTTTCAACATTGGGTCGTCATAGTATAGGTTTTTATAACCAAGACGTTGTAGAATCATCAATGTTGCTGCACCATAACCACCAATATCTTCAACAACAATGAATGCGTTGTTATATTGTACACCATATGAATATGCTAATTCACCAACTATATCACCAGTAAGTTTACCATTATATTCAAGTACTTGTTCAACACATGGCATACCATTGTCATCAATACCATCTAAGTCGATTATTTCAAGTGCTGTAGCATCATCACTAGAACCTCTTGAGTTATCTATAGACATTAGGTATCTGTGCCCTTCATAAGGCGGTTTCCATACCCATGTATCTTCAACACCAGGGTCTTTAAGATTTGGATTTGGTTCTCTTACATTTAACTCACGTTGCATTTCAATGTATTGAGGTTCAATAACAGTTGAATCAGAACCCAAGAATGAAGCATCCAACTCTTGTGCAATCTTTTGTGGGTCGTTGTTGAACTGTTGACACATTTTTACATACCAAGGTGAACGAGGTGTCCAACCGTCTTTTATTCGTTTCTCCCATTTCTCTTCGTTATATTCGATAGTTCCAGTATCATCAAGTGTCGGTTCTTTCTCAATATCATAATCACCAGTTGTATCATTCTTTTTGAGCCATTCCAGGTGTTTATTATAACGAGGGTCTTGATACCAGTGCATCTCAACCAATTCAAAACCATTCCAATCACGAGTTCCTTTTAATTTAGCACGTTTACAGGTTTCGTAGTACAACTGATCTTTACCGTTTGGTGTACTAATGAACAAACAACGTCCCTTTGTCGCACTAATTGTAGGAAGGGCGGCAGTATAAACGTCTTTTGCATTTTCAATGAAGGCTACCTCATCGAAAACTAGGAAGTGTACAGTCAAACCACGAGATGCTTGTATATCTGATGAACGAGCATAAATTTTACAGCCGTTCTTCAAGAACATCTCTTTTTGATTTCGTTTATCGAAAATCACATTATCGTTTGCTGGTGGTTTTGAAATATCATATCCAGCGTTAATAAACTCTTCTGTGTGTCCCCACATCCATAATGGTATTTGCATTAAGAAGTCGTAAACTTTTAAGAACATTTGTTGTGCAATTTCCAATGTATTACCAATAATAAGCGTGTTTTTTGGTGAACCATCATCTGCCATTACAGCTTCACAGCATGTATAAGCAGCAGCAACTGTTGAAATACCACTCTGACGGCTCTTTGTCGTTACAACTGAGTGTTGTCCATCACCAAGTGCTTTGCATAATAATTGTTGACGAGGGAAAAGCCCAAAATCAACTTCTTTACCTTGTGTGCCATCGTATGTTTTTAGATAATGCGTAATCATATAGATGCGGCTTTTATCAATATAACATTTGATATATTCTTCAGAAAGTGTTTGTGCGTCTAACATAATTTTTTCATTTTTGTAAATTTGTTATTATTCCC